GGACAGCATCGAGGTGGCCGCTGGGATAGGTGACCATGGGCATCTCGTCTGCAAGGCTGTCCACAGCCTGTTTGACGGCTGTTTTGTAGTCGAAGGCACCGGTGCTCACCTTGAGCCATGCAGCGTCCAGCGTGCGCTCAAAGGCCCCTGTGACGGTGTTTGCCGTGGTAGCGGTGAGGTTCTGCCATGTGCCGCAGGTCTGCCGGGCACCGGCATCAAGCAGGTTGTTCAGGGCGGCGCTCTCTTCAAAGGGCGTCGGCTCCATGTCGTAGTGGTAGTAGATGGCGTCCTCCCGCTCCATGGCTTCGGTGGCGGCCTGCAAAAGCAGCCTGCGGATGGCGGCCTCGCTCTTGCCGGTGTACTTCGCCAGCAGCTTCACCACGTCGTTGCGCAGCGCCTCGGTCTGCTGGTAGCGCCACAGCTGCCAGTTAGCAGTAGCGGTCACTTTGTCCATCTTGCCGATGCGCCGGGCAACGTCCTGCAGGATCTGTTCTTCGACCTGCTGCCAGAGCTGCACAAAGGCATCCGGCATCTGGTCGAGGTAAGACGGCGGCAGCATCAGGCACCCCCGAAGGTGAGGGCTTCAGGGCTGCGGTTCTCGGCATCCGCTTCGGCGGCAATGGCCTTGGCATCGTCCTCGCTGTAGCCCTCGAACTCCACCAGATACCGCCAGAAGGGGAACTTGCCTGCGGTAACGTAGCCCCAGTACATCTGCTTGCGCTCTTTGGGGTCAGAGATGATACTGTCGTCAAAGTCAAAGGTCACGTTGCAGTCGCCCGGCGGGGAAACGGCTGCGCCGCTGTTCCACTGGGCATCCAGCAGCTTGCTGATGGAGTATACCAGATCGGTCAGCGCATTGCCCAGCGCCCGCTGCAGATCCTTGACGGTAGTGTAGCTGCGCTGCTTGCTGCTCCTGATCTCCTCAGCGGTCTTGTCCACGTTCTGCGGGTCGGACAGGGTGCCGTAGGCAAGGCCGCACTGGAACTCCACCCGCTTGAGCATGGCATCCATCCCCCGACGATAACTTTCATCGCGCAGGGCAGGGGCAAACACCTCGTAGAGGTTCCGGCCATTGGCCCCGGAACTGCCGTTCAACCAGTTGCGGTAAAGGCGCTGCTCACGCTGCGGCATAACGCTCTCGCCGTTGATGTCGGGCCGAAGGGCGGTCTGGTCAACGTCAAGGGCCAGCTGCCCGCCGTCATACTCCCACAGCAGCCGCCCATACTGTTCATCGGTATCATGGATGGTGTCAACAGCAGCGGCATAGACGCTCACGCCCAGCGGGGAGTGCCGATCAGTGGAATTGCCGCTGGACACTCTGAAATAGCCCCAGAGCGGGCGGTCTACATCGGAGAACTCGGTGTGCGGCGAGATCGCGGCCCATTCCGGTACATCGGTCAGCGGCACCTCGATGCCGAGGTCTGTACTGGTCATTGAGCGGAACGCCTTGACCGTGATGCTGTACGTGCTGCCGGAAAACTCGTGATCTTCAAGACGAGTGTAAATGCGGTTGCCGCGCACCAGATGGTCATAAAAAATAGCCCCGGTCATGCGGCCAGAGCTGTCAAAGCGGGTAGGGCAGAAGCAATCCCCCTGCACAGCATCGATCTGGATGCGTCCCTCTGCATCGAGGAAGGGCCGGAACAGGATGCCGCCCAGCGCACAGCCGTATTCCACCGGGGTGCGCAGATCCGCAATGAAAGGCTGCAGCATGGTGTTGATGCTGTCGGCACGGGCACTGCCGGAAACAATGCATTCCATTTCAAGCGTGGTCAGACGGGCCAGCTCCGATGCAACACTCTGGGCCAGCTTCAGGCTGTGCAGAGCGTTCTTGCCGCCGTGGCACCACGGTCCGCCGGTATCGTACATCTGCGCCCACAGGATGATCGCATTCTCCATGCTGTAGGACACGCTGGCGCTGACAGTGGTATTTTCACCGAACAGCAGCCGTGCTTTCTCCCGCAGCCAGAAAAGCAGTCTGTCAAACATTACTTTCGTCTCCAATCTGCCCAGCGAATCAGCGGGGCCAGTATCGTATAGCAGAAATAGCGGATGTCGTCCATGGCGTGGTCGTTCTCCTTCACAACGCGGTCCTCTTTGGCTTTGTCGTCCCAAGAGTACAGGCCGAACTCCCGGCGGGATGCCGTGCAGCTTTCGTGGATAGTCACAAGCCCGGCCTGCATCAGGGATGCCACGCAGCGGATGCCGTTCAGCACGTCGTTGTCTGCAGGGATCACCAGATACTTGCCGTGCCGCCGGATGGTCTCAATGAAGGAAGCAGCGGACGGGTCAACCACCACCGCCTGAATGTAATAACCCTTGGTCAGGCGTTCCAGCTCGGCATAGTGCTCTTCGTCCGTGCGCTGCACACGCTCGGCACGGCTGTCAAAATAGCTTTCCTTGATTCGCAGGGCCTTGCCATCATGAATGACCCACAGGCCCATGCTGCAGGGATTGTGCGTGCCGTAGTCGATGGACACGTAAAACTGCCCGTCGATGTGGGAAGCATCACCGTGAAAGAGGTAGGTGTCCTGCCCGGCGGAGAAGAAAGGGTATACAAGGCCCTCGGCAGCTTTCCTTTTACCGAGGATATCACGGGCATACCAGACTGTGCTGCGGTCGTAGGTTGCAAGCACAGCCCGGAGCTGGTCGTCCGAAATGCTCATGTTATCGGCAATTGTGAAATGCCCATAGTTGAAGCCGTATTCTGGGTTCTCGTTCTGCTTCTTTTCGTGCAGATTCAGGATATTTTCATAGTACCAGTGACCCTCTGCCTTGGGGTTCAGGTCGTGAAATACCTTTCTGTCCGGGCTGGACAGGGTACGGTCGAATACTTCCTTAATGAAAGTTTCGCTGCATTCATTGGCTTCGGTGATGTACGCGGTGCCGTAGGTGTTGCCCTTGATCAGCTTTTCGTCACCGGCTTTGCCACCACCGGACACCAGCACCACCTTTTCACCGGTGGCAGTCTGGATGTACAGACAGTCGCGGTTCTGGTAGGTGCCCTCACGGCAGCGGCCCTCAAAATAGTTTTTCAGGCCGAAGCCGTCACAGTCCAGAATGTTCAGCCGGGCCGTTGCAGTTGATACGCCCGCAATGAGGTGTATCCTGCTGGGATGCTTTTCCAAGATGGTGCAGTAGGCCATAGTAATAAGCACGTTCTTGCCGCCGCGTTTGCCGCCCTCAGCCACATTGAACCAGTGGTCGAAGCAGTTCCAGAAGAAACGCATCTGGTTTTGTGAAAAAGGTGCAGGTATGTTCATGTCTCAAAGTCCTTGATGTCACGGTCAGGCACGGGCCGCTGCAGCAGATCTGCAAGCGTCTGCATGTCGTTATTCTGGGCTTCGGTCGTGTTCTCCTGCGGTTTGTCCTTCCACTTGTCTGGCTTCCGGTTTTTCAAATAAAAAATCTGGGCCGTGACGTTTGCAGGCACAACGACCTGTTCCTCTGCATACTCAATGCGTTCTTCTTCAAGCCGCTTTTTTCCATCCACCATGACCTTTTTCAGCTTGATGGGCTTTTTTACGATCACGGTGCGTGTCTTGCAGCTCTCGAACAGCTCATTTTCCACAATGTAATCAGCGTTTTCCCGCCCTACTTTTAAAGCGTCGGAAATGTCGGGAAATCGGCTTTTCCATTCATTCAGGGTATCGCGGTGGATTCCCATGTTCTGAGCTATCTGTTCCTGCGTCAGGCCGTCTCTAGCCCATCCACGAAGCAGCGTCAGCCCTTCCGGCTCTAACCACTGCTCATACTTACCTTTGCGGCCAATCGCAGATCACCTCATTTCAGACCAAAGGTCTCGTTCACATAGTCACGCTTCGTTTTGTAGACGTTGAGCATTTCGCTTTCAAAGCTTTCCCCTCTGAGCCTTCTGGAATTGGCTGTGTTCTGGTACAGCGACTGAAAGCACATCGCTGTACCGGTTTTCTGCATCTGAGGGGTCTTTGCGGGCTTCCCACCATGAAGCAGGTGGTTCAGGTTATACTCATTCACCTTGAATCCGGGAAGGTCAGAGACACCGCAGCAACAAAGGCTGTCTCCCAGTTCTCTTGTTCTGTTTTCTCCGCTGTAAAGAGCAAGGCCAAGTTCATGCGCCCTCTGCTTCAGCTTAAGAATATCGCCCTCGATCAGGGCTTTCGGATAGGTATAGTCTCCCGCAACCTTAACAAGGCCCGGTCTTTTGCTTGCAAACTTCATGCCCTCGACAATAACGCCGTAGGCACCAGCTGCCTTGAACTTTTCAAGGTTTTCGTAAACTTCTCCGTATACCTCATGCATGTACGGCTGAATCCTGACGGTCAGGCGCTTCACACTCGGAGCAACCTTTCTCGCAATTTCCAGACGTTCTTCAAACGATGGTGCGCCTTCTTCGAGCTTGTCATAGCTGCTGCACACCATGCTGATCTGCACAACGCAGTTGCACTTCTTCAGCAGTTCGAGATATTCAGGCTCTGCGATGATCCTTCCCTTTGTCGAAACAACAAAGGGGTATTTGGTTTCAGCAAAGACGCGCAGAGCGTTGTAGCTCATGCGGTAATAGCGCTCACAAGGCTGGAAAGGGTCGCTCACGCCCCCCAGTGCAACGGAATATTCCAGTCACACCAGTTGGTCTCAGACGTTCGCTTTCCCTGAATCCAGCTCATGAGGGCTTTCACGCCTTCACCTTTCTGCACCTTGCTGATGTCATACTTTCCGTTCCGCTGCACAAAGCAGTATTTGCAGCCGTGCGTGCATCCCTTGTAGGTGTCGAAACGGATAGGCATATCGCACAACCAGCATTGC